GTAAGGCTTATTGGCCGAACGTCGAGCGTGACTGTGAGAAGTTCAAAGCGGCAACCGCGCTTGATGTACCACTGAGTCAAGCCAGAAGCCGAGAGTATTAAAGAGTTTTAAACCGTACCTGCCTAGTCTGGCCAGACAAAAAGCGTTTCACTCCTTGCGCTGGCAGGTATTTTTTTTAAAGGAAAGTTTTTTAAGAGTGATGATTATGAGTTCTTTTTTAAAAGAAATGGCATTTGGAGTAAAGATTAATACTACTAATGGAACTATTGTTATTTATCACGTTGCTGGTGAATTAGATAGTCATGAGCTAAGCGTGCATGAATCGGTAATGCTTAGGGCTTGGTTAGCAGAGGCAGAAGCCTTTATCGAAGGATAGTGTGGCTGGCTGGATATGCTTACACAGAGATATACAAGAACACTGGCTGTTCAATTTTGATGAGCCTGATAAGTATATGGCTTGGACTGATTTGCTTTTGTCAGCAAACCATGAAGATCGTAAATTTATGATTAAAGGGCAGCTTGTTGAGTGCAAAAGAGGTCAAGTTGCAATGTCGCAAGTAACGCTTTCTAAGCGTTGGAAATGGTCAAGATCTAAGGTTCAGAGGTTTTTAGAACTACTAAAAAATGACGGTATGATTTCGGTGCAAGGCGATCACCTAACAACGGTTATAAGTGTTTGTAATTACTCAGTTTATCAGGGTGGTAATACACCTGACGATACACCTGACGATACACCTGTCGATACATCGGTCGATACATCGGTCGATACACAAACAACAATTAAACAATTAAACAATAAAACAAAAGAGACTGTTCTGGTGGAAGGTGCGAGCCAGCAAAAAACACAATTGTCAGGGGATGACAAGCCAACGCAGGGGATGCAATGGGTTGAGTATTTTGTTAATGAAAGGGGATTTCAAATACACGAAGCTCAAAACGCAAAGACAGTCCCGATGTTTAATCACTGGGTAACGCTGGGGGTGTCATTCGCTGACATAGACACGGCATTACATTCTGCAAACCATGTGCTGAACGGAGAAAAACCAGCCAACCCCACGTATTACCGGCGCTTTGTTGAGCAGGTCATGCTGGAAAAACAAAAAAACCTGAGCAACACCGGACAAGTGACTAACTCAGGTTCATATCAACAACGGGGCCAGTATACGCCAAAAACTGCCCACAACATAGCCGTGAGCCTTGAATGGCTGGCAGAGGGTCAAGCATGACGACTGATGATAAAAAACGCTTTTTAGAGCTAATGAACGGCTGTGCAAGCAGTTACAGCAAGCAAATGGAAAAAAATGCGATCTCTATTTTTTGGGATTTTTTGAAAGATTATGACATCGGCGATGTTGAGAAAGCATTCAGGCAGCACTTGCGGGCCAGTAAATTTTTTCCAACGATTGCGGAAATTATAGAACACATCCCCAACGCTAACGCCCAGGAGCATATCGGCGCTGATGAGGCGTGGATTATCGCTAAGACTGCGATGAACCCGAATAGTTCGGTGTGTGCAACGAATGAGATTCTGCAAGCGTTTGACACGGTGCAAGCGGTGTACAGCAATCGTGATGAAAACCCCGCACGTATGGCCTTTCGTGAGGCTTACAACCGCATTGTCAAAGCCTCTGGCATTAAGCCGCGTTGGTTTATGTCGGTGGGTGAAGATAAAGCACAGGCCGAGGCAGTAGCACTTAAAGCCGTGCAACTGGGACGACTGCCTGCGGGAGCTGCTGACAAGTACCGCATTGAAGCACCGACCACAACCGTGACAAAGCTGATCGAGGGCTATGTCAGCAAGACCACGGCAGAAATCAGACAAGACGCGATGGCTGGCATTAAGTTATCGCTAGTCAGTAGCACTAAAAAACCGCGTGAGAAGATCACGCTAACCGACGATCAGTACGCGGAACAGCCGTGGTACTTGAAAGAAACTCAACAATACTCACACGGAGGCATGAAATGTCAATAAATCACTGTACGTTCATGGGTCATTTAGGTCAAGACCCTGAAATCAAATATTTACCAGATGGCACGGCTGTGGCGAATATTTCAGTCGCTTGTAGCGAGAAGTGGAAGGATAAGGTTTCAGGCGACATCAAAGAGAAAACTGAATGGATCAGAGCGGTTGTGTTTGGCAAAAGAGCCGAGGTCATCGCGGAGCATTTTAAAAAAGGCAGTCAGATTCACATCACGACCAAAGCGCGGACTCGTGATTACGATAAGGACGGCGTGAAGGTTTATGTCACTGAGTTTGTTGTCTCTGAGTTCCAGTTCTGCGGCCAACGTACCGACACTGGCGGCGCTAAAGCGACACAGCAAGCCGCCGCTTATGGTGGGCAAGCTCAACAAGCACCCAAGCAGTCAGCGCCCGATTATCCGGATAATCATCCTTATTTTGATAATTTTAATGATGACGTCCCACTTTAGGTTAAAGCAACTTGACCAACGCGGCAATAACAGCAACTGCGACAGACAGCATCGTACCCATTTTGATGGTTAAGCGCAGCTCTAGTTCTCTAAGGCGGTTATCTAGTGAGTTGTTAGTAACTAAGTTATCAAGATCATATTCATGCTTTGCTTGCTCAAGTGTTGATGCAACCGCTGCTTTTTGTAAGCGCGTGATAGTTTCGGCCTGTTGGTCACTAAAGCCTGATGACTTAAGTTCGTTAAAAAATTCGTGCGTATCAAAGGTAATTCCAGCCACTGCTGTTCCTAGTCAGTTTAATTTCAAGCTTAGTTTATCAGAATTTGACACCACCATGAACCCCAGCTATCATTTACCCACTGCCCCTCATTGGGCAGGCGGGTTTGGTCACTCGTGTAAGACAGGCGCAGAAGTTACGCGCCGAAAGGTTCGTGGCTTTTTTTATGCCCTTCACTTTATGGTGGGTGGTGTATTGGGAGGCTTTCGAGCCTGTCGGGTCCTGTCCCCGATTGACCAACCTGATACATTACCCACCGCCCAAAGTTTGGTCACTTCGGTCGGTGGTTTAAATCCATTAGACAGGAGTTTCAAATGAATAATCAAGCCCAAGTTACACCCGAATTCAACCCTTCTTTAGCTGTTATTGACGGCACAATCAAAACTACTTCATTGTCAGTTGCTGAGTATTTTGGCAAACGTCACGATCACGTTCTTCGCGATATTAAGAAAATAATCGATAGTATTCAGGGTTTAGACCATGCCCCCAACTTTGGGGAGACGGTCATAGAGAGAGAAAATCCAAGCGGTGGCTTGCCGATTAAATCAATCGCCTATGAAATGGACAAAGATGGTTTTGTTCTTTTAGTAATGAGCTACAACGGTGTAAAGGCGATGGCTATAAAAATAGCTTACATCCACGCCTTTAACAAAATGGCGACCGAACTCCAAAAACCCCAATACGGCCTAAAGTCACTCGCCTCTCCGTTTATCAGCGAAGCCGAAGCCGCGCAGTTTAAAAAATCCATTGAAGCGTTCTGCAAAAGAGATGGTAAAGCTTATCCCATTTTGTATCGCAAGATTTATGAGCATTACGGTATCACCACCTACAAAAACATCCCTGCAGGTAAATTAGCAGAAGCAGCGCGTATTTTAGGCATGAAGTTACTAGACCTAAAAAAGCAAGCCATTCCAGCCGAACCCTTTAAGCTGGCATTCACCCCCGAAGAACTCGAAGACTTAGTGGCAGAGCGTATCAAAAGCGTAGCCGGAGAAATTATGCCCAAACAACCCGAAGAAGCCGTGCAGCACAATAGCGTCACCATCAGTCTTGCGCCGTTAGTTGACGGTAAACTTAGGCGCTGGTTAGTCACTCAAGCACAGGACGAAATGACGTTTATGCAGTCCATAAGACCCGATCAAGATCTTAGAAGTAAAACGGAGGTGTTGATTGATGTCGGCGCTAGTAAGGACGCGCTAAAAGAATTGATTAATCAACACATCCCCCTCGATCTATTACCGTGGCTGATTAATTTATCCAGTGAGCGTATGGGCGATTGCATTCAGACCTTAAGAGTCACTTCGACAGCGGCGGCTTAAGATGATGCTTAAAAATGTAACCTTCATCATCATCGACGAACGCACAGCATTCCATGCTAAACACACCATTGACGGCTTACCGACAGATGGCTCTATGGTGGTGACCATTCAGAAGAAAACCCGAACACTGGCCCATAACGCGGTGCAATGGCCTATTTTGAACGCCTTTGCTAATCAGTTGTTATGGCCTGTCAATGGACAAATGGTAAAGCTTGAGGCCGAGGAATGGAAAGACATCCTCACAGCCGCTTACAAAGAAGAAACCGTAAGGCTGGCGATGGGCTTAAATGGCGGAATGGTGATGCTGGGTAAAAAGACACGGGAGTTTAAGGTGGCTGAATGGCCGGAGTGGATGGCGTTTCTGGAATCGGTTGCGGCTGATCGAGGTATTAAGATACCTCTATCTAAACGGCAATGTGCGGCGTTGGGTTATGAGTAAGCTTACTGAATCAGCCCGTGGTCAACCATGCACCGTGCGTTTAGAGAGTATCTGCAATCACAATCCAGAAACCGTGGTGCTGGCTCATTTGAACGGCGGCGGCATGGGTCTAAAAAAATCAGACTTACAGGGTGCGTTTTGCTGTTCAAGCTGTCATGACGAGATTGATCGAAGAACGCGCATTACTGACAAGGGCTATGCAGAGCTAGCGCATAGACAAGGTGTGGAACGAACTCAAGAATACTGGCTTAAAAATGGCTACATCAAAATATAGAAACAAAAAGACAGTATGCGGAGGCATTACTTTTGACTCAATGGCAGAAGCAAAGCGCTATGAGTATCTAAGCCTGCTAGAACGCACTGGGCATATTAGCGGCTTAACGATGCAGGTCGAGTTCGTATTGATACCAAAGCAAACTAAAGAAGATGGCGGCTGTGAAAGAGCCGTCAAGTACAAAGCTGATTTTGTTTATTCAAACGGCACGACAGGTGTTGTCGTTGAAGATGTCAAAGGCTTTATTACCAAAGATTACATCATTAAGAGAAAGCTCATGCTTGAAAAGCACGGCATTACGATAAGAGAAATTAAATGACAATCGACGCATTAATTTATTTCGCCACCATTTTGCTCATGATCTGGGTGTGGGCTAAGGCTGCAAGATGGTAGACATGCCTATTTGGATTTTATGTTTTATTAACAACGGTAGCCATGTATGGGAGTTAATAGAATGGTATTAGATTTTATGGCGAAGCTTGGGGCATTGGTCGTTGTGTCAGTGATTTTTATAATGGCATTGCCGCTGTTGGTTTACTTGATATTTTTTGGAGAGAATTAAATGGCTGATATATGCGACCAAGCTGACATACAGCAGCAAACACTGCTAGACGCGATGATTAAGAAATCTAGGGACAATGTAGTATCTATTGAAGGCTCTGGCCTGTGTTTAGCATGTGGACATGCGGTAAGTGAGGCGCATGTAAAAGGTAAGGCCATGCTACCTAGGTGGTGTTGTGTTGAGTGTCGTGACGTATGGGATAAGGATAACTAATGGCTGATATTACCGAAACACTGAAAGAACGTGGCAGCAGATACGGTGACTTTAAAGAACACGCTCGAATCACTCAGAATATAAAGGCAGCCATGCGAGATAGCCCCAACTGGGCAACTCTTAGTGATGATAAGAAAGAGTGCTTAGAAATGATCGCTCACAAGCAAGGACGAATACTTAACGGAGACCCTGAATATCATGACAGTTATCACGACATTATTGGCTATACAACCTTAGTAGCGGATCAACTTGATAAATAACAGGATACTAAGGATAACTAATGGCTGATATTACCGAAACACTAAAAGAGCGTGGCGAATTTAATGAATGTCGGCGGATTGGTGAAAACATCCAGACCGCTATGGAGTACCAAACAAACTTTAAAACGCTTAGTATTCAAAAGAAAATGTACTTAGCACTGCTTGCTAATGAAGCAGGACGAATAATCAACGGAGATCCTGAATGTAGCAATGTTTACAATGAAATGATGGTTATATGCCGTTGTAACGGATTAACTTTATAAATAATCGGATGCTACCCAATGAGTGATATAAAAGCGCGTGAACGATCTTTTTGGACGACAGATACTGAGATTGAGTACATTAACAAAATCGGTACTTTCCACGCGACTTATAACAGGACGCCTATCGATTACTTAAAAGGCTATATCAAATCACTCAACAGACGCACAACATGGGGAGCTATTAATAAATGCGAAGTGATGACACATGCTTTGCAGCTCCTTGAGCAGTGCGAATCAGGTACATAATTTGTGTTTAAAGATTAGATGCTTCCTGCTATAAGTAATTAAATTAAGGAGTAGGTACTTTGGCTAAACTGAGTAACAAACAGTGGAAAGAGATAGAGACGCGGCTAACGAAGGGCGAGAAAGCTATTGAGTTAGCAAAAGAATATAAAATCACTCGTGGAGCTATCAGCCAAAAGTTTTCTAAACAACAAAAAGATATAAAAGCTTTAGCTAATCAAATAGTTAATACTGAGATTTCTATACAAAACTCACCAGTTACTATACAAATGGGTGCGTTTAGTTTAGCCAACGAGTTGTTATCTATCTCTAAGCACATGGCGACTGGTGCTAATAATAGCGCCATGAACTACGGTCGCTTATCAAGTATCGCTACTAAGCAACTCGCTAAGCTAGATGTTGATAATCTTGACGAGGCGGAACTGGCTATGGCGAGAACACTAACCATTATGAGTAATGAAGCCGCTAAGACTCCAATGGACTTAATCAAAGCGAATCAAAATATAACTAATGCCGCCCAAGATACCAGTGAAGTCACTTTCGAGTCATGGCGAAAAGGTAGTGAAGGTAAAGTTATCGGGATAGTCAATCTTGATAACTAAGGAACAGCTAGAAGACCCTTGGTGGCGCATCACATCAGGTGCGTTATACAAGATTATAATTAAAGGTGATGGCGATAATGATGATGGCTTAGTCGTGCCCTTCATTCCTAACGATGTGCAGCTGGAGTTAATACAATCACTCTGGCATCGTAATGTAGTGCTTAAAGCAAGACAGCGCGGTATTACGACCTTGATGGCTATACTCTGGCTAGATACTGCACTCTTTAGCAAAGACCCTATTCAGTGCGGGATTATTGCTCAAGACAAAGATGCTGTTGAGATTATCTTTCGTTACAAAGTTAAGTTTGCTTATGACCATTTACCCCAGTTTATGCGTGACTCTTTTCCTTTAGTTAAAGATTCAGCGAGAGAAGTACAGTTTGCACACAATTTAAGCTCTGTACGCGTTGGCACATCAATGCGCTCATCAACTTTGCATCGTTTACATATATCCGAGTTCGGCAAGATTTGCGCAAAGTACCCAGAAAAGGCGGCTGAAGTGATAACCGGTTCTATTCCTGCGGTGCCTAAGTCAGGCATTTTGGTTATAGAATCGACCGCAGAAGGTCAAGAGGGCGAGTTCTATAAGATCACTAAGCGTTCAATGGATCAGCGCGACACACGTCACAAATTAAGCGTTAAAGATTACCGGTTTCATTTTTACAGTTGGTGGGATGCTGACGAGTATGAGTTAGACCCTGCGAATGTCATGGTCGATGATAAGTATCTTAAGCACTTCTATGAAACTGAGGCTAAGATTGGTCATGTTTTAACAGAACGTAAGCGTGCTTGGTATGTCGCTACCTGCGAGTCTGACTTCTCCGGTGATATGTGGAAGATGCGCCAAGAGTACCCGTCTACACCTGAAGAAGCGTTTCAGATAAGCACGGACGGCAAATACTTTAGTGAGCAGATGAGTAATGTGCGCAAAACAGGGCGGATCTGTGCGTTTATCCCTGTGCTACCTGTGCCCATCAATACCTTTTGGGATATTGGTAAAGGCGATATGACCGCCATCTGGTTTCATCAATTCGGCACATTGCAACACCGATTTATTAATTACTACGAGAACTCAGGTGAAGACCTGATTACTTATGTGCGCTACTTACAGCTAATGGCGAGTGAACGTGGTTATGTCTACGGAAAGCACTACATACCCCACGAATCAGATCATAAGCGTATCGGTGCAACACCTGATACCAGCAAATCAATCAGGGAAATGCTAGAAGCCCTTTGTCCTGGGCAACGCTTTGAAGTTGTACCTAGAACAACCAACAAGCTTTCTGCTATTCAATCAACGCGCTCAGCGATGTCGGCGGCGGTATTTGATGAGGCTAATTGTGGTCAGGGCATTAAGCGTATCGACAACTACAAGAAGCGCTGGGTAACAACGACCGGATCTTGGGCTAATGAGCCGCTACACGACGAAAATTCGCACGGAGCTGACGCGCTACTCCAGTGGGGACAAGAGGTCGGTGCGGGTAATACTTTTGAATCAGGAAAGAGCAAGACTTTCGATAGATCACAACACAGAACAAGCTGGCGATAGCCTTAACAAAACAGACTGTCGGGAGACACTATGTCAATATTTGATCAAAAGACTGAGATTACCTCTAAGCAGGAGAATGTCACGCATTTAACGCCAGAGGATAAGCTTATTCCGCAAACGGGCGATGCTAATGCGGATACGTGGAATGTCTACAAAGTACAGCGGATACTTGACGAGATTAGAAACCAGCCTAGATGGCGTCAAATTGCAGACAGAGAGTGTGCTTACTACGATGGCAATCAGTTAGATGCTGATGTGATTGAAGAGTTAGCTAATCGCGGTCAACCACCTAGCATTGATAATCTGATACAACCTACCATCAACGCAGTGCTTGGTATGCAGGCTAAGACCCGTGTTGACACTAAGGTTCAGCCAGAAGCCGGTGAAACAAACAACGATGTTGCAGAGGCGCTATCGATAGAAATCAAGCATCATGGCGATGAGTCAGGCTCAACACGCGCTAAGTCGGACGCGTATGCTGAACAGATAAAGGTCGGCATAAGCTGGGTAGAGGTGGCGCTTAACTCTGACCCCTTCAAGCCTAAGATACGTTACGAGCATATCCACAGGCGTGAAATGTACTGGGATTGGCGGAGTAAGAAGCCTGATTACTCAGATGGCCGCTATTTAGTGCGTAGACAATGGTATGACCAAGACGTGCTAATGGAAGCGTTCCCTGAACAGCGCGAATGGATTAAAGCCGCTATGTCAGAACGCGCTGGCTGGGATATGGACTTAACCGGATTTAGTCAGTTGACACAGCGGCAAGACGACCACGATATGTCGACCGGATTTACCATGACAACTGAACAGTATGAGTGGATGAATGTCACTAGACGACGGTTAATGGTTTATGAGGTTTGGTACAAGGTGCACGAAACGGGCCTGATTATTAAAATGCCTAACGGTAAGATAGTTGAATTTGATGAAACTAACCCACTGCATCAAGCCGTCGTTCAATCAGGTCAAGTACAGCCTGAAAAATCCGTTTATGACAAAGTCAGGGTTGCTTATTACATTGGCCCGCGCTTGGTGGGTGATTATGTGAGTCCTTATAAGCACAGGCACTTTCCTTATGTGCCGTTCTTTGGCTTTAGGGAAGATGCCACCGGCATTCCTTATGGCTTAATCAGAGCTATGATGTCACCGCAGGATGAAATCAACGCCCGTAAATCTAAGATGTACTGGCTACTCTCAGCTAAGCGCGTGATAGCTACCGAAGAAGCCGTAGAGGATCATGCGATAGCGGCCTCAGAGATAGCTAGACCGGACGCTTACATCATTAAGCGCAATAAGCCCGGTGAAACCTTTGAAGTTCAAGAGAACGGACAGATGGCTACACAGCAGTTTCAAGTCATGCAAGCGGCTAAAGAGGCTATTCAGACTAACGTGGGTGTGCATAACGCTACTTTAGGTCGTGACTCAGGTGCTACCTCAGGTTTGGCGATTAACTCCTTAGTCGAACAAGATGCGGTAACGCTGGCTGACATCAATGACAACTACAATATGGCAGCGCGTCAGGCTGATGAGTTACTGCTTGAGCTGGTGATTCAGCTATTGAGCGATACCCCTAATCATCCGATCACGGTGACTGATGACAATGGTGATGATAAGGTGGTGATGCTTAATCAGATGACAGAAGATGTGCAGCAACAAGACCCCAGCACAGGACAAGTCATTAAGGTTCAGCAACCGTGCGTTGATCCTAACACCGGACAACCAACGATACTGAATGACATTACGCACATCAATTGCAAGGTGGTGGTGGCTGATACGCCCTCTACGCCTACCTTCCGTAATCAACAGTTAGTGCAAATAACTGAACTGGTTAAATCGTTGCCAGGTAATGTTCAGTCTATGCTAATGCCCTTCGTGATTAATGCCACCGACCTGCCCTATCGTAAAGAAATGGCTGACTTGGTGCGTAATGGCTTAGGCTTGGGTGCAGGCGGTCAGGATCCCGTGGTGGCGCAACTACAAGCAGAGGTGCAGAAGTTACAAGGGGAGTTAGCGGCTAAGCATCCACCGGAATTACTAGCGGCTCAGGTGGCTAAGATGCAGGCGGAAGTCGATAAGATCAAGGCGGATACTGTCGAGACCTCAGCAAAAGGTCTCTATGAGGCTATTCAAACAGCGATTGCCGCTGCGGCTAATCCTGCCATTGTGCCTATTGCTGACAGTATCAATAAATCTATTGGCTTTGAGGATAAGAACGGCGGTGGTATTACCGATGGCCAGCAAATAGCCCAGCAACAAGGGCAGCAAGGTATCGGTGGCAATGTGCAGACTGATCCTAATAGCCCTGCATCACCGCAAGACCCTAGCCAAGGCTTACCTCCACAGATGCAACAGCCTCAGCAAGCACCGTCACCCGCTCAAGGCGTGGCAGCTGGTATAGAGCAACAAGGTAATCAAATAACCCAACAATAGGAACACTATGAAACACAAAACCGTACAAGTAGAAGTAGAACGTAAGCCTAGACCGATTCAGTCGCTCTCAGGCGCTCCATTGCGTAAAGAACTAGAGCATGAGGCTAATACCGGCTTTAGCATCCATACAGGCCATGAAGATGGCGTGATTAAGCAGGAGATGATTCAGGTATATGAGGGCGTGGTGTTATCTCATGCCCAAGAGTTGATCGATATCAAAGACCAACATGTGATTGACACCTTAATTGAGATGGGCTGGACGCCACCGAAAATAGAGCTATAACTGATTGCTACACAAGCCCCTTAATGGGGCTTTTTTTACGCCTAAAATCTTGTGCGCAAATTAGGTACACATTAGTTGTTGAATCATCAAGCCAACCCCTATATAACGTAGCTATCGTCGTAAGACGTCAACAGCGGCCAACCTGCGATAAGGTTGGATTACGCATACCAGCGATACGGTAATCTTGTCGGGAGACATTATGAGTTTGATTGAGCAATACAGAGATAGTGGTGAATTACCAGATGACCCTGCCATATTGATGCAGCTGCATCAAGAAATGCAGGCGAATGAGGCCAATGATGAACAGGTTGAAATGACTGTCGAGACGACAGACAACGCAGCAACCGGCGTATCAGAAGCTAAGGTTAACGATGAAGTAGCACCTGAGGGCATTCTTTCAAAAGATGGTAAGCACGTCATTCCTTATGACGCGCTGATTAAGGCGAGAGAAGAAGGTCAGGCCGCTAGACGGGAAGCACAAGAGTTACGAGACGAAATCGCGCGATTAGGCTCGCCTCAAGTTAGTCAGTCCACTGCATTTTCGGCAATGACCGAAGAACAGATGGCTGACTTAAAAGAATACTTCCCTGAGCAGTTTGAGATATTAAGTTCGCAACAAGCCGCATTGATGGCTAACCAAGACCGGCTTAGAACGCTGGAAACTAGAGAAGCTAATCGCAATGCGGCTGATGCGGAGCAAGTATCGAAAAGTGTTCAAGAAAACATCGACAATAACCCTGAGTTAAGTCACTGGCAGCGCAATGATCCAGATAAGTGGGCGAGAGCCGTACAGATGGACACTGACCTGCGCACCAATGATACTGATTTTGCTAATCTGACTCAGGCTGAACAGTTTGCAAAAGTCGCAGCCGCGATGAGCGCAATCTATGGCAGCCCTATTAAGGCGGTGGCAACATCAACATTAGAGAATAAGCCGAATCCTAAAGTTCAGCACGTTGAGAAGCCACCTATTAATAGCCTATCTGATCTCGGCGCTGGTATTCCAGTCGAGGCGTCTTTTAAAGAACGTGCGGAAGACATGAGTCAAGCTGCACTTATTAACAACTTTATGACCATGACCGCAGATCAACGCGCGGAGTTCATGGCTAGAATGTAATACCTATGCCACTGTCGTGAGGACAGGGGTTCAATTTTTAACTATCGTCGTGATGACGAAAGGACTATGCAATGTCAGGTTATCAAGTTAACGTCGGTAGTGCTTTAGACGCAAAAGTCTACGGCGCTGCAGTCTTTGCTGGTGTACAGCAACAAAAAAGTTTCATGAATTTACTGTCTGGCGAAGCCCCTAAAATCGGTGACGCGGCTAGTAAATTAAAAGGCCAATCTAACCCAGATATGCCTATTGTTAAGATTATGGATTTAACCTCCAAATCAGGCGATAGAGTCTCGGTGGATTTATTCAATATCTTCAGCGGCAAGCCTATCATGGGTGATAAACGCATTGAAGGTAAAGGCATGACCGCCACTACATCTAGCGCTGACATCTACATCAATCGTTCACGAGCGATGGCAGATACTGGCGGCAAGATGAGCCAACAACGTACTGTGCACAACTTGCGTACTATTATTCAGGCTGGCCTTGAAGGTTGGGCCGGTCGTTTGGAAGATCAACGCTGTTTAGTCCAATTAGCCGGTGCGCGTGGTTATCAAGCGACTGCTGATTGGGTAGTTCCTGTCACCACTGACCCTGATTTCTCTGAAATCGTGGTCAACACTGTGCAAGCGCCTACTTACAATCGTCGTTTCTTTGCAGCTTATACGGCAACGGGCGTGACACCGCCTACTTCTGTAGCGGGCATGACTAGCTCAATGGTACTTTCATTGTCGGAAATCGATGCTATCGGCTCCTTATTGTTTGAATCAAACGTGCCACTACAAAACATCAAACTAAAAGATGATGAATACCAATGGAATGAGCCGTTATATGTGATGTTTGTCACTGAGCGCCAATGGGCTATCTTGAAAAAGGTCTCTGCTGCTTTATGGCAATCAGCATTAGCAACGGCTACTAAGCGTTTTGACGGGACTAAACGTCACCCCTTATTCATGGGTGATAGCATCATGTGGAACGGCATTCTGGTTAAGAAACTGTCTCGTTATGCGATTCGTTTCCCCGGCGGTTCTACTATGATGGAAAACAACGCGACTAGCACTGCTGAGTCTGTTGCCACGGTGCCTAGCACTACCTCTGGTTTTAGTGTGGATCGTGCCTTTATTGTCGGCGCACAAGCATTAATCAAAGCCTACGGTAAAGAAGGTTCACAAGGCGCTAACATCTTTGCTTGGAATGAGGAATTAGTGGATCACAAGTCTGCTGTTGAAATTTCACTAGCAATGACCGAAGGAACTGCAAAAACTCGCTTCACTATCAATGGTCAGATTACCGATCATGGTGTTGCTGTTATTGACTCTTATGCACCTGCGGTAGGGACTGTTGAGTTTAACGCGATCACTGCTGGCATGAACGGCAAATACTAAGCTGATGGCCCCGTTCATTCGGGGCTTTCTTAATCTATTTAAGGAAATGTAATGACTCAATATTTTTATCAGTTAGGGAATGATCTAACTAAAGCGCCTTACAATGGCCCAGAAGGCTGTGAAGCCGTTTGGTCTGGCATTCACACCATGCAAGCGATTCCAGCAGCAGTGGGAGGCTTAACGGTAACCGCTGGCGATTTAGTGGAAATCCCCTTGTTCGTTATCCCCTCTGGAGCAAAGATTAACAGTATTAAATGGGCGTGGGATACAGCGATTGCTAATGCGTCTTCTACTGCGGTATTCGTACTGCGTAAACAAGAGGTGTCTTTATACAATCAATCAGGCCCTGGCGGTATTTATAACGTCACTCAAACAGGTGTATCTACAGGTACGCCATTGACGACTTATGTTAATGATCAAGGTCAAACTCGACCTATCGGCTTTGCTTTGGCCGCGGGTGTAGTGTCTGGATCTGTGGCTGGTCAGGGGGCTTTACCTGCTATTTCAGGCGCGGGGTCTGCGGCCTCTCCTACCGTAACAGCGGCTGCTAATGGCTCTGCTACTATCATGCCATTAGGACTAGAAGGTACAACTTATATTCCTAGAGGCCAATCAGCAGTAGGCGGCCAAATCCGTTCGGCACTTCAAGACAATTATTACTTGTCACTATTGATCACTGTCGGAACGACTGGCGCACCTGTCACCGGCACACCTAACATTTACGTTGCTGTTGAAGGCGAGTTAGTCGGCAACTTGTAATAATCTTACGGCCAAGGATGGCCATAACCTCGAGGTGAGCTAAATGGCTAAAGTAATATTAAGATTAAAAACCGAATTGATAAGCGCACATGCCATATCAGGCATTGACAGCATTAAAAAAGATTTATACCCCGATACACAAAACCCTTTTGTTGAGCTTGAAAGTAATCAAGCTGATGACGTTTTAAATTCTGGCTTTGGTCATGTCTTTGAAGTGTCTAGTAGAGATGAGGTAAAAGCCAGTAAGACGGCTCAAGATGATGCAGCTGCAGCAGTTGAAGAACCTACTGTTGAAGCTATTGAAGTGGTCACCTAAGACATAAAAAGCAAAACCCTAGCACCGTGCAAGGTGGCTAGGGTTTTTAGTCCCACAATCTACCCAAATAGACTATGAAACTTAAAAGAGATTATAGACGAATGCGCATTAATTGGAATAACCAAAATGGGTTTAATTTAGATGTGCCCTATAGTCGCTGGTTAATCTTCTGTATCGGAGCATCTTTATTACTTAAGACGTTGCCGGACATCCTTAATGTAATCAGGATTTGGTAGTACAAAAACAAAACCCCCGATAGCTGGCAGGCCGACGAGGGTTTTTAACTCCACCATCTAGCGAAAATAGATTATGAAGATTGAGAAATATTCTACACAAATTATGGTTAATATCAAAGGGCAATTGGAAGCAACTGACAGTTTTAAGGGCTTATTGGTAGTTTACCTTCCTCAAGTTATTGCATCTGTTGGGGTTCTATTAATAGGTATTGCTGCCCTGATTGCCGTGACTAAGTAGTACAAAAAGCAAAACCCCCGATAGCGGGCAGCTACCGAGGGTTTTTAACAAACAAACCTAATATAGAGGCTTGAGTGATTAACGAGAAGTTTAACAGATTAAAACTACATTTGCATTTAGAAAAAGGTTTAAAAATGGACATGCCATACAATGATTTTGTTATTAGATGTATTGGTGTCGCTATTATCTTATGGTCATTAGCGCCAGTAATAGCGGCTATACGCTGGTGGTAACTCATGCAATATAACGACTTACTCAACGATGTGGTACTGGATGCGCCCGGTGCGCCTGTGCCGGTTGCTTTAAGAGCCATTCGTGAAGCGGTGCGCTTGTTCTGCAAAGAGTCTATGGCATATCGCATGGCGTTACCTGTAACCTCATTAACTTATAACAGCGGTATCTATACGATTAACACCCCAGTGGGTACGCAGATCGAGTCTGTTATCTCTCCGATGATTTTTAATGGTAGCTATAGCGTTTACAGCTTCTCGGATGGTTCAACGTCTACACTAGCTACACCTCCAACTGGTACGACCCTCGTTAATACTGAAAACTATACGATTTCGCACCAAGATATTCAAGGCGCAAGCCCTGAATGGTTGGATGTGAATGTCTCAGGCTGGCGTACTGATACGGCAGATAATACTATTAAATTCTTCTCGATGAAGTCGAATAACACCTTTGTCATCACACCGGACAATGGTGTCGATAGATCAGCTTATTTAGTGTTGTCACTGGTGTTAATGCCTAACCGTACCAGCACCTTTATTGATTATGATTTCGGCAATCGTTGGTTCGATGGCTTAGTAGCAGGCGCTAAGTATTTATTACTGATTACACCTGATACGGAGTGGTTTAACCCAGATCTCGCTAAGTATTACAAAGCTAAGTTTGATGACTATGTCATCGAAGCTAAGCGCTACATCCGCACCGGACTTAGGCATCCTCAGGCTGATGGACTTCACCATGTTAAATTACACTACTAAGGAATCATCATGGCTTCAACTACACTAGCTAAAACAATCACCGATAAAGCCTCAATATTCTTAGCCGATGCTTCACAAACTCGCTGGCTACCAACGGAGTTATTGGGTTGGCTTAATGATGGACAGGCTGAGATATGCAGTTTAGTCCCTAACGCTAATCCTTCAACAGCAACCGTTGCCTTATTAGCAGGCAGTAAACAAGCAGCACCCACTGACGCTCTCTACATTAATGGCTTTATTCGTAACATGGGGGTTGGTGGCTTAACAGCGGGCGGCGCTATCAGACAAGTGACCCGTAACTTTCTAAACTCATTTATTGTGGGCTGGACTAGCGCGACTCCAAGCACGACCGTTAGTCATATTGCTTATGATCCGGCTGATAGTAATATTGATTATTACGTCTATCCTCCACAACCTTTAACAGGCATGTCAAGTATAGAAATCGTCTACTCTAAAATACCCGATATTATTGCCTCAACG